CACTTGATACAAGTGCTGAAACTCCACTACTCATTAAATTCCAAGCGTTTTGTGCACCATTTACAATTCCGTCAATTAGACCAAGAACCAAAGATTTGAGAGATTCCCATGCAGAGCTTGCAACAGAAGAAATTGTATTCCATGTATTAGATAAAATTTGAGCGAATCCATTAAATATAATTTGTGCATTTGTTACAATCCCATTCCAAATTGTATCTCCAACTCCCTTGATTGTTTCCCAAGCGCCTGACCAGTCACCTGTGATGATCTGCATGACTGCTTTAATAATTCCTTGAATAACATCAATAACTGTTTGAATGCTATTTTTGATTAATTCCCAGGCAGTTATAACTATTGTACAAATATTATTCCAAGTTGCTTCGATGAACGGCCCAAATGCATTCATATATGTCTCAATTATAACTTGAATCACTGACATAATTGTCTGAATATATGATTGAATCGCACCCCAATATGTTTGGAAAGTTTGCTGAATAAGTGCTTGATTCTCATCAAAAAATTGATAAAAATCATTCCATATTGATTTAATAAAATCAACAACTGCTTGAATGATTGGAGTTACAAACTCTACCATAGCATTCCATGCAGTGGTTGCAGCTGTAACCATATTATTCCAAACTTCAGTTAGTCCTGGTGCAATTGATTCCCATAAATTAGACAACCACGTCATGAAATCTTGCAAAAGAGCTTTACCTGTTTCTGTCTGTGTGAAGAACCAAGCTAGTGCAGCAACTGCTGCTGCAATCCATCCTACAATAGGTATTGCTGAAATAGCAGCTGTAGCTGATGCTGCAAATCCTGTAATAGCTGTTTGGATGATTGCAAATATCCCTGGTATTCCTCCTAGGCCTGCTATGAATGTCGCAAATTCTACTACTGGTATCCCAACACCTAATGCAACTATTGCTGTTTTAAGTAGATCCGCTGCTGCTTGGTTCTCTCTAAAGAAGTTGGTGATTTCTTTAATAAATGATGATACATTTTTTAAAGCAGATGATAGCAATTCAAATGCTGTACCAAGAAGATTTACTCCCTGCTCACCACTTTCGATACCTAAAAGCTCACTGACAAATTCTCCTGCTATTCCTAAAATATCTCCGATTGCAGAACCAATATTGACAAAAGTTTCACGGATATTTTCTGCAATATTAACTATTTGGGTTGCAGCTCCTTCAGAGAATCCAAGAGCTTCTAAAATATCAATATTGTCTTCCCTATTCAAGGATCCAAAAATCATATCAAAAAATGTTTGAAAGATTCCTACTACCCTCGATAGTTGACCGTTTACTGCATTTCCGATAGATTCACCAAAAATATGAGATACAACATCACTTATTCCTTCTGATAATAAAACTCCAAGTCCTGAAAATATATTTCCTAACATCGGTAAGAAATTATTAAACAGAAATGTTGATGTTGTATCAAGTAAAGCTCTAAGAGACGGTAGAATGTTTTCTCCAATAGCAATCTTTCCGAGAACGTTTTGAGCAGCTGCTTTCATAGATTCAAATGATCCGCTAAAAGTAGATGCTGCTTCTTTAGCTGTTGTTCCAGTGATATCTAGATTTTCCTGGATGGCATGGATAGCACTATAAACATCTGACAAGTTGTTAATGTCATACTTAACACCAGTCAGCTTTTCTGCATCAGCCAAGAGACGTTGCATTTCTTGCTTTGTACCACCATAACCAAGCTTCAGGTTGTCCAGCATTGTGTAGTTTTGCTTAGCAAAACCTTGATAAGCAACCTGAATACTATCCATAGATGTACCCATTTTATTAGCATTATCTGACATATCAATCATGGCCATATTTGCGATATCTGCTGCTTTATCTGTATCTCCGCCTAAAGATTGCAATAGACTAGCTGAGAAGCCTGTTACATTCTCCATGTATGCGTTCGCTGATAAACCTGTGGTTTTATATGCCTCATTTGCAAAGCCTTTAACTTTATCGGCTGAATCTTTGAAGAGAGTTTCAATCCCACCAAGAGATTGTTGAAGAGCTGCACCTTCACTTAATGCTGCACCAATTGCTTTACCAATTCCAGCAGCTACAACTACTGCTTTTAGAGCACCAACCATTTTAGAACCGAGGGATTCACCTGCACTAACACCAGCTGAAGCAACTTCACCACCCATTTCTTTTTGAATCATTCCGCTAATTCCCTTTGCGGATGGAATGATCTGTACATAGGCTTTACCTAATTCTGTTGCCAATTATTCCTCACCTCCCATTTTAGTTAGTATTTTTTTACGATAATTTTCAAAGTCCTCACCAGATTTAAATACAAGATAGTCTTTTTCGTCTTTTTCTTCTCTATTAGTCAGTTGATCTACAATTGAGTTTGGACGATTCGCTCCTTTTTGACCATCTTTAGTCTGTAGCCACAAAGAAAGAGATAATTTATCCACCATGCTTGCAAAAAGCAGTGTATCTAATGATACAACCTGGTTTGAGATGATCTTTTTAATCCTAGAATCATCTCTTAACCCATACGCAAAAACAGCTACCTGTAGAAGAGGTAGCTGTCTATAGTCGTATATCCGATAAGTTTCTGCAAGGTCACAGATAAGAGCATCTTCATCTTGTCTTATCATCTGTGCAAGGACTACGATTTTTTTACTTCACGAATAGTTTCAAATACTGATTTCAATTCTTCTGCAATCTTTTCAGTTGGGACAATACCATCCTCTTCTCGAAGATGATCTTTGAAAGCCTTAGCTTGTTCGTCTCCGAAAAGAAGTTTAAGAACTTTAGGAAAAGCTTGTCCATTTCCTTCATCTACTTCCCCAATCAATTCGAGAAGTTCGTAGTTATTTAAACGTCGCTCGCTGATTTCAAATTTGAAACCAGACGGTGTTTTTCCTTTTACTGTTTTAGCCATATATTATGCTCCTTGAATATATTCGTAGTGGTTGTTTCCTTGATCATCAGGTAAAGCTGTAATTGTCAATTCATATCCAACTGGTTCACCATCTTTATACCCAATCTCACCAATCTCGCTAACTTTACCACGAGGAATAACGATACGCTTCACAGATCCATTTTTCAAGATCATATCAATAACAAGAATATGCTCAGGTAATTCGCTAGCATTTACTTTAACTGTAATACCATCTGCAAGTGTTCCAGTTACATTAGCTTCACCATAAACTTCTTTTAATACATCAATGTTCAAGCCTTCAATCAATTTGAATTTGAATGTATCTTTTTTGTCTGTTTGAGATGAAAGAACTGTCTGACCTCCCCACGCTTTAACTTCTTCACTCTCTGGTGAGTTTTCGTTCGTCAAGCCATCTTCGGAAATATATCCTAATGTTTTAAAAGCTGCATTGAGAGTATCTTTTGCATTGGTAGGGAGAGTTGTTCCTAATACTGCACTAGATACTGCTCCACCAATGTTAGGTTTAGCAGCTGTTACGTTTGCGGATGATGGTTTATTCATTTGTCTTACTCCTGTTTCTTCTGTTTGTGGACTCATTCCATTCTCCTTTAATTAAAAATAATTTAAATCATATACCGCTTGATAACGATATTGTTTCGTGTCGGTATCTGTAAAATTGTAATCACTATTATGGTGAACACCACTGATTTCATTTACTGTGATTATGTTTTCAATTGCATTTTTTACAATTTCATTTAATTCAGCAGCTTTTTGAAGTGATGGCGCATAACTTTGAAAAGCAAATGTGGCAGAGTGAACATAATTGTTCCCTCCACCTCCAGTTTTTTGAATGATTACAAATGTCTTAGGCATGTTAATGTCATGCTCAAAATAAGTCGGAACATCTAATTGTTCGTCTAAGTATTTTTTTACAATTTTTTCAATCATCTTAAAGCCTTTAACAATGTATTATCTTTAGCATTTTTCTTTCTGCTTTTGATGTTTGTTGTGCTAATTGTGGCATTTGCACGCTTTTGACCAGGTGATACAGTTAATTCAAAACCATCTCCAGCACGATCTGCAACTTCCTTCCCTTTTTCTCTCAAGAGATTCTGCATTTCAGCAGAACGAAGAAGTGCTGACACTCCAGATGAATTTAATTCGAATTTCATTTTACTCATAAGACTCGACCATAACTTTCTTATTCCAGTCTAATGGCATCATTGCTTCGATACCTTCTAGAGGTAAGCCAATCGTGCGCCATTTACGTCCAAAGAAACGAACTTCACGGTCTTTCCATTCGTTCTGATCACCTTTTGGGATACCTAGAGTATAAGAAGCCTTTTTCCCCGTCAAATTAAGCTGATTTGTGATATCTTCAGTCGAAGCTGGAACAACCAGGACATTATCTATTTGAATTTCTGAATTTTCATAAATAGTATGTCCGAAGTCATCTTTACCTGACTTGGTTTTTCCAATCAAAGTTACAGTAATTCCTTTAATCTGTCCCATAAATATCAATCACCCCATATCTTTGTTTCTTAAGACCGAGACGTTTCAATTCTGAGTCTTTAATAAAGAGACCTCCACCAGGAACAAGATAAGAGCCACTCACAGAATACCCTAGGGCACTCTCAGAAAATTGAGTCATCGGCTCCTGGTTCGTTGAGGTCATCAAGGTACGGGCTACTACATCTACCGTAACAGACTTGACTACTGAATCAAATGATGGGTCAGTTGACACTAACCCATCTAAATCTTTACCAACTTTTTTAGCTTCAACACGAAGAGAATGAGAAACAACTTCCAACAGTGCTTCGGCTCGTTCTTTCTCATCGAATTTCAATGTTCTCCACAATGTTTGAACATCTTCTACTGTTGCAAAGTTTTCCATTCATCTCATCCTTCGTTTTCGATTAGTAAATCAAGCAAGGCAGATTTGTTTGCTTTGCTATCATACTCAATACCTAGTTCGTCAAGCTTAGCTTTAATTTCAGCCACTGTCAGAAGGTATTCCTGTTTGAATTCTTCAATAGGAACCCAATCTCCAGCTAGCTCGCTATCTGTTGAAATGCAAACACCTGTATTTTTATCACGATATGTAGTCATTTTCTACCTCCATTAAGCTTTTACACGAGCGAATGCATCAGCATCTAGGATCCCCCAACCGATAAACGCTTCAGCACGCAGCAAGATTTCATTGTAGGCTTTCAAGTCACGACCTGCTCCATCTGGATCACCATATTCAATAATTTCCATAGGAATGTTTTCAGCATAGCCCCACTTGAAGCGATTTTCAAAGTCACCAACAATCGCATGATCTGTTTGAGCAGTTCCGCCAGTTACAGTCAAGTTCTTATTAACATCAGATTTCATTCCGTAGAACGAGTCAGGATTTTGGCCAAAGCGGAATTCTGGATATTGAGATACACCGTTTACTTTCAATTTAGCAAGTGATTGTCCTCCAACTGGAGAAAGAGCTACACCTGTAACTTCACCACCTTTAGCGACGATTTGTTGAACAGCTGCATCGATATTGTCGTCGAATTTGTCTTCTGCATAATTTACAATATTTGAAGTAATCAAGCCATCAAATGAGTTGGTGTCACGGAAAGTTGCATCTGTAAGACCTTTCGGTTCCAAACCGTGGATAGCAGCAATATCAAATGCATCTGCAATTTTCTTAGCAAATCCTTCTGCAAATTGTGAAAGGTATTCAAGTTGTTTTTCTTCAGAAGCATACTTGAATTCATCTGTGATACGAGCTTGGTAAACAAATTTAAGAGGTTTGATTACCTTTGGCTCAATAGTTGCTTTACCAGAAAGTTTTTGTTGACCTTCACCAACGATCTGAGCATTTCCTTCAAGACTGAAGATGAATTGTTCTACCCCGTTAAACGGAATAGGTGTTTGAGATGAGAGTTTAGCAAGTACAGAACGTCCTTGCACTTTTGAGATTAGTTCTTTAACCAATTCTGGTTGAAAAAGTGTTCCTTGTTTTAGTGAATTATCTGCCATTTTTTATTCTCCTGTATGATTTAATTCTCGAAGCATTGACTTCATTTGCATTGTTTTATTATCACCGACTTGAGGTTCGGTTTCTCTGATAGGAGCTACTGGTTGAGTTCTTTTCATGTACCCAGCCAAACGCTCTGCATCCGCTTCAAAGCTTTCTTCATCATTTCCCTGCAAACGATCTGCAAGGTCGTAAGGTAGCCCATGTTTTAATGCAATGCGAGTTCGCAGACTAGCCGTCTCATAACCAGCGATTTGATTCTGCAAATCTTCAAGTTGCTTGTCAGCATCTGCCTTACTTTGATTAGTAGCTTCAATTGTTGACTTCAAGCCAACATTTTCTTCTTCCAATTCTGCGACACGGGACTTGAGCTGGTCATAGTCGCCATACTTCTCTTTTTCTCGAGATAAGCGCCCTTTAATAGCAGCATCAAATTCTTCCTGTGTAGTGATTGGTTTAAATTCTGACATTCTCATGTCTCCTTTCTCCTGCTTGCCCGGCAGTTCGGTAATTTTTTTGGCATCAAAAAAAGCAGTCACCTGACCGCTTATTTTAATAACTAATTTTTTGCTTTTTCTTAGGCTTAGTTGTAGCACAAGCCCAGTGCGCAAGCAAAGCACTATCCATCAAAGAAATATCCATGTCGTCAAAGTGCGATCGATAACCAAAGCCACCGTTTGAGCCAATATTCCGCTTGTCGCAGTTAGTGGCTACTTTAGACAATGATGGTTGACCAGCATGACAGATGGTTTTCTGGTAAATTCCCTGTTCCCAAAGAGCGTTGGCCACGATGATTTCTTTCACCGTCGGAAGAATCACATTCTTGATTCTGTAGTCCTTCAACTCTTCGTCCAGGATCTTTTGACCACTTGCGCCATCGATGACAATTTGAGCCACGTCGGCTTGACGCAAGAAAGCAACCATCCACTCATTCCCATTACGAACGGATTGACAATCGACGGTTTCCACAAAGAAACGACCATCTTTGGTACGTGCAGCAATACTCATCGCTACATTCGTTCCATCTTGGCCATACTTGATACCAACAGACAGCTTGCCAGACAATTCTGGTACGTCATCCACCTTGAGCTCGTTCCACTCCGTCTCAGAAATAGCAGATTTCTGGTTGTAGGTTGGCCAAAATCCCAAACGTTGGATATTATGGTCCAGCTTATCCTCACCAAGCTCTGCTTCAATCTTACGTTCATTTAAGTGGTAGCCCATGGATGGATTGGAATTATACCAAGCTTCCACATCGTCGATTTCCTTTTCATCGGAAACCGACCACTCAGCCCAGCCAGAATACTTCCCTTTTCCAAAGAGACAAGTCTCACGGTATTTCGTAAAGACCGTACCACTCGATACAGGAGTTGGAGGTGTCCCACACATGATTGTGATAGGATTCTCACTATCCGTAACCGTGTATTTCAAAGCAGATTCCTGTTCAGTCGTGTACTCTTGAGCCTCGTCAATGATCAGCATATCAAATCCTTCACCAAGACCACCATTTGATGTTCTGGTACGGAATTGGATAACACCACCTGTTGAATAAAGTTCAATACGCTCTTGCCCCTTCGCTCGAATCGAATTGAAATCCTCACCATCCACATACCCCATCTTTTCAAGGTATCGCTTGACCTTTTCAAAAGAAGCATGAGATGTAGAAATTCGGTGAGCCGTGTGAAGGATATTTAATCCTTCATGTAGCCCCCAAATTTCACCAATATATAGGATTTCAGATTTACCGTTACGACGAGGGATAGAATAACCAAACTTCTGATGCACCCATAGTCCGTTTTTATCTACTGCCATTAAAGGTAATAGCAGATTTTTCTGCCAAGCATAGCAAGAAAGACCAGTCCGTTCGTAAAATTCAATCGCTTCTTTAGCTTTTGAATTTTTCTTGACGTATTTTAAAATCACCGATTGAGTAGGATTCTGATTGCCAAGTTTCTTCCTCGCCATTCCACTTTCCTTTCAATCGTCATCGCATGATAACCCTATCGCTGGGAGATATCGGATCACCTCCTAAACAAAAGCACAATAAAAGCACCCTTACGAGTGCTTAAAATTTCTTATTTTCGGTCCGAAAAGAAATCGGCCCAAAACGGATTTTCTTTATCAAAGATCTCAATCTCTTCTGAACTCATATTATGAGGATAATCTTCAAAAAGATTATAGAATTTTTTCTTGTTGAATGTGATTAGCATCAAGCCTTTAGCAAACCATGATGTATCAACCCACCAAGTTTTATCGCCATCATTTTCTTTATAACAATAATCGGACCAGTTCACTTCATCATAATCATTTTTCATGTCCCTCAGCCCCTTTCATTTGTTTAGAATCTGCAGTATTGATAAAACTCAATATCTTGTGAAATTCAGGGTTATCTTTCAATGAGTTCACATCAATAAGATAGCTATTTGCATCATATCTTCTCCCAACTGCACTGTGAGACTTCTGACCTTTGAATCTCTCTTTTAGAACAATGTTGTTAAACGGCTTAAAACCATTTAGCGTTCTTGATTGAAGTTCCAAGTACTCAAAACGACCTTCGTTTTTCCTTATGATTGCTGCATGACTACCTGTTGCTAAGTAGTACTCATTCCCACTTTCTACTTTCTCCAACAATTCTTTTACTGCAGTAAAATCATTTGTATGTTTAGCAACATGCATTTTAACTCCTGGAAGACTCCCAATCATTTCAATTCTACTACTTCGAGAAAAGAAGTCGCAACTTTCACCACCTCTGAAGTCTAGAACAGTATATCCAGATTTATTTCCTATGTAAGCAAATGCTGCTGACGAACATGACCCTTTAGTCCTATCTCCACCACCGACAGCTTCGATAATTTGTTCCTCAGTTAATTTTTTACGACTTTTCTTAATAGGATTTGAAAGAATTCCGTTTTGAAGCGCTAGCTTTCTCACTTCACTCATTTGCAAATCTTTGTTTATGTCTTTTCTTACTTCTATTTTAACATTTTCATCTTTTTTTCTCCAAATTTTATTCCAAATATCCTGAACTTTTCCGTTTTTAGGATCATAATCTACAATACAACGACAATGCTGATGTCTTCTAAAAACGTTCTTTGGAACTCTTGGATATTTATAATTCCCCTCAACTTCTTGACACCATTCACAACAATGAAAATAAGATGTTCTGACAATCTCTGGTTGTAAGCCAGCTTTATGATGAAACTCTGCATTCTTACGAATATTATCATCAATAATAGACTGTGTGAAGTTCACAATAGGTTCATCTAGCAACCAACTGACATCCTCGAAATTATCCTCAGATGAAAAGCGATTGACAATGCCAGCTATTCGATCCAGATTTAATTCAGGAACTTGAACTTTGAGACCTATTTTGGCTTTATCGTTCAAATTCTTCTGGACATCACTAGCATAACTACTTACAAGCTCGTAATTTCGTCCTAGCACGTCCGTCAGCAAGCGCTGAGCGATATTGTAATACATTTTACCGTTTGGTAGTTTATCAGCGCTTATAGAAGCTCCTAGAGCCTTAGAAAGAATTTCACCAATTTCAATCGCAAACTCATTTGCTGTCTTGTAAGTTGCTTTTTTGGCTTCCAATGTGGCAAAAGCATTTCGGATAATCTCACTTTCTCCATAAGAAAGTTCAAATTCTTTTTTTACTTCTTGAAGAAGTTTAGGTAGTACATCAATTTCATCATTCATCTACTTGCTCCAAAACTTTTGTTCTATTCAACATTTCTTCGGCTTCAGTATGAGTGATTCCGGTTGAGACTAATAAAGAAATACCATTTTCTTTGGATAAAACACCTTTTTGATAGTTACTTAAAAGAGACGTAATTTCATAGGTTGAAATAATCCTATTCTTCTGTTTATCTGCTCCAGTTTCTGCATCAGATGATGTTTGTGGAATATCTACAACAGGTTTAGCAGACATGTCCCCTGCAATACCAGTAAGATCTCGGATGGTTTCTGCGTTGATATAACCAGGTAATGCCTGATTTAACTTCACAACACCATCACCAATCATGGTCATTGTATTGGCATCCGCTTCAAACAATGGTTCCCACTTGACTGTGGTTCTTACAAATTGGCTTCTGGCATAATGAAACTCATCACGTAAGCACGCTGCAACATAAGCTACGTTTAGCAATCCAGCACCTAGTGAGCGCTGGGCCTTTCTACCTGCCAATCTCAGATTCTCATGACTAGCCTTAATTGCTTCTACCGATGACGGATTATCTGATACAAAACCAAGGTCATCCAAGGTCAAGCCCATTTCCCCAGCAAATCCAGCAGCAGCCGTTCTTAACTGTTCTGTAAATGGAGACATACTAGCTGTAGTAAATTGTCCGATACTTGGTTTTTCACCATTGTCACTAGCTGAAATAGTTAATAAGCTCGAAACAGTTGCTTTCCACTTTTCTAACGGTTCCGCATCAGGATCCAGACCGATAATGTATTTCTGTGGCCACGAATAGAATTCAGCAGTAATATCAGCCCGTTCTAGTGTCCGTTTAGCGTATTTTTGATAATACATTCCTGCTCTAGTAATTCGTGAACGACCAAAAGGACGAACCGCATCAGGCCTGTGAATAACAGGAACGAGTAACGGAATACCAGTTTCATTTAGTACCGAATATGGAGTTCCATTTTTAGGGATGAAATGAGTGGCATTTGGTTCAAAATATGCTTCAAGCGTTGGTTGATTATAATCATCACGAGCTAGTACTGCATATCCTTCTAAAAGCAAACCTGTAATAGGGTCAATCACTCCAGTCGCATTACTAGCTTCAATAACTTGTAATCTCACTTCTTCATCTTCACCTTTAGAAATGTAGATGAAACTGCAAGATCCTATTAATGCTGCCAAAATGGCACTATCAAAGAAAATATCAGGATTGTTGCGATTAAAGATTTCCATGACTTCAAAATCATCATTTGCAAATTCTCTAAAAATCAAACGATCTGCAAGACTATCTACACCTTTAGTTGCCCATCCAAGGACAGACTTATATTTAACTCTGATATGAGCAGGAATTGTGATTCCTAACGGAGATTCATGATGCTGCATCGCATAATGTTTATATCTCAGGTTAACCCTACTCTGATAGAGATTCAACTTTTTTCTGAGATAGTCAATTCCTCTTAATTCCAAACCGTTCTCCTTTCATTGTGATGATTTGGCGCGAAAAAATATGTACAGTGACGGCGTGAAGGCCTTGAGCGCCTAGTGGGAGGGGGATACCCCCCTATCCTCAGCTAGGACTTCCTCATACTATTCTATTTTTCTCGAAATCTGATAATACGGTAATTCATATTTTTATTAAAAAATAATTTAATTATATTTTTTATTTTAAGATCTATATTTTGTCCAATCTCTCGATTGTGGCAAGTTCCTGTTACCAACAACAGTTGTACTTGTTGTTTTATCATCAGCATATAACTTGTCAGACTTCTGTCTATTGCATTGCCAATGCGCTAACTGTAGGTTCTGAATATCTGATGGATGACCATTTCTATTTATTGGAATGATATGGTCAATTACAGGTGATAGAGGATGTGGGTACCTCAGGGACTTATCGACAGGCAGGCCACAAATTCCACAAGTGTTGCTTGTTTTTAGAATTATTTTTTTATTCTTCTCGAATGCAACTCGATGCGGACCAATACGGTCTGCTCTTTCTTGGGGGGTATTCATATTGTGGGGGGCCTTTCTTTTTTAGATAAAGGTGGGTATTTTAGTACCCTGGGTATATTTTTATTAGGGGGGTGTTTTCACCTCTTCAACACCCTCGTATATTTAACATATCTTATATTCTGTTAAATAAAAACAATCTTATTCTAAATCAGTTCTAGCAAGTGCTTGCATCTATTTTTCTTATCACTAATTTACTTTTTCTCATTGTGTTAAATAAATAGGTGATTAGTAGCTAAATTTCATCATCGAATCATCCAATTCATCTTGCTTAATCCCTATATAATCCAATGTTATATCTGGTGAAGAATGGTTGAATAGTTCCATTAAAATTGCTACATTTTGATTTCTTCTATAGTGGTGATATCCAAATGACTTTCTCATAGAGTGTGTTCCTATATTCTTAAGTCCAACATGTTCAGCAGCTTGTTTTAAAATTTGATATGCTGCTACTCTACCAATATGAGAAATTCTAACTCCATCAGTTCTAACTTTCTTTTTGCTAGGAAAAAGATAATCATAACCATGTAAATCATTCTCTTTGATGTAGTGATTTAAAGCCTTCCTTAGTTCTGGATTGATTGCAAACCGCTTAACTTTCCCAGTCTTCTTCTCGATAACTTCTATTCTATCACCTGTTACTTGTTTAACCTGAAGAGGTATGATATCGCTGATGCGCATTCCAGAGTAAAGACCACACATAATCAGAACGTAGTTTCGTTCGCTCTTCGACTTTAAAAAATCTTTCATTCTCTCAATGTCGTCAAGTTCACGAATAGGTTCTACTTTTCTCAAAACATCACCTCCAAACTACAAGAAAAGGCAGGTTGTGCCTGCCTTCATAATTATTTCATAATATAATTTTAGCACACAAAATCATATATTTACTCCGAACTTACTCCAAATTTACTCCAAGAAAACTCCAATTTTTATTCTAAGATTTCAATTTGTTCTCCATTTCGGTAAAGCTCAGCAAATGCCATTAAAGCCTTATCCAGGATATCGTAATAAGAACTTTCTGAGATAGCTAAATCCATTGAGATTGTTTCGTCTTTCTTACAGTCCCACTGCAGATATTTCTCGTAAAGGATTCTACGATAGAGTGGATCATGTAATCCACTTACTGCTTGTTCAATTGCATCAAGTTCCAGTTCCGCATCAACTTTTCGAATTGCTAATTTTTCGACCTGGCTATTTCTACTAAACGATTGAGATCGTGGCATAAATGAGTATGTAGTCGTTACTCTTTGACCTTCCTTATCATTAGCAACCCTTCTCCATCTCAGATACCCTTTTAGAATCTTCTTAGCATTCTCTTTCGTTTTTGATTCGTTCACTTCAGGGAAAAAAGGCATCGTTCACCTCCAATCTTAATCAGTTCCGCTTTGTTTACTTAGAAGAGATTCTAGTTCCTTTTTCATTCTCTTCAAGTTCTTCTTCAAGTATTCTCTATGAGCAGTTCGAGATTGATCAAGTGATCTATCGGATGGTTGAGAATATTCTTCAATTTGTTGCTCGATTAATTCGATAGAATGTCTTTTACTCTTGATTAATGTGTCTAGAAATTCACTCATTCGAAGACCTCATCAATCTCTCTAATAACTTCATTGTGCCTAAATGGCTCGTAAGCTACTCTTCCAAATCCGTGTTCATCTACTTCATCTGGATTATCAGTTGCATATTTTAGAAAGAGTGGCATCTTGCATTCATGGCAAATCCATTTTTTAGCAGCTGGTCTAACATGACCTACTGTACAATTGCCACAAAAAGGACATTGCACATCAACTTTTAAATTATTCATACTTCATTCTCCTGAATATTAGAATGGTAAATCATCATCAGAAATATCCATAGGGTTAGTTTTTTCAAAACTTGGCGGAATTTGATTTTCCATACTTGCATTGTTTGCAGAGTTATCCTTTTTTTCAAGAATTTGAAAACTTTCAGCTACTACTTCAGTTACATAGACACGTTGTCCTTGCTGGTTATCGTAGCTACGAGTCTGAATACGACCTGTAATCCCTACAAGAGCACCCTTTTTAAGCCAATTTGCAAAATTTTCAGCTTGCTGGCGCCACATGATGCAACTAATAAAATCAGCTTCATAATCACCCGCTTGATTCTTAAAATTACGATTCACTGCCAAGCTGAAAGTTGCAACAGCCACATTTGATGGTGTATATCTTAACTCAGGGTCACGAGTCAATCTACCTACTAACACAACATTATTGATCATTGTTTAACTCCTTTTATACTTCCTCAATCTCAACCCCCTCACAATCAAATACCCAGCCAAAGCCAGCTTCTTCTAGTTCTTTGCGGGTGTGTTTGGTTCTGTACCCACAGATTTCGTTATCTGAGGCAAAAAAATATTCTTCGGATAATAAAGCCTTATTAAGATAGCGACCATATCCATTAATTCTTTTCATCTTCACCAAATACCGCTTTTCTTTCTCAACCTCGTAGCCGTCAAGCCATGCACGAGCGAAAAGTTCCATGTTGTCGTCTGTATAAAACCAGTCTTCGAGTTTTTTATCAAAGTTTTCTCTGCTCATTGCACCGAGTAAATGAAAATCTTCTCCTTTTGTCCATTCGATATGTTGCGCCACAAACTGTGGAACTTTGACTTTTTCGGGTTCGTCTAGTTGTTTGATTGTATTGATGATCCTGTCTACATCAATACAATTTATAAATCTATTTTTATCTTCTTTCAAAGTTTTGCAATAATCAATCAATTTTTTTTTATTCATCTTCTACCTCCTCAAATCGCCCGTTTATTTTTGGACTTATTTCTTTTAAAAATGGGGTTTTTCTTTTCTTTTTTCTTCTGCTTGTGATATTCACTGTCTTTATTAAAGATAATATCTTCATTTTCAATAAGCTCTACGATAAAGGAGTCATCTGGTATCATCCCAAATCCTCCTCTTTGACAAACACTCCATCAATCATCTTCCCTTTCCGGTCTTTGATAACGTTGTATGCTTCGTCTAAACAATTCTCAGCAGTAGTCCCATTTAAAAACGAAACGGTGCTAACTACACTGTCAAGAAACATCAAATCAGCTTTGATTAACGGTATTTGTGTCTCGTTGTGACAAATATGAGCGTATAACTTCTGAGCAATGTTGCCTAGACTTGAGACCATCAGCAACAATTCAAGTTCCTGTTGATTAGCAGAGATTTGAGCACCATTCTTAATCTGCTGTTCAAGTCCAATCAATACTACCTGGATGTCACCAAGTGCATCATAGATCAGTTCAGATTTATCCTTTGCGATACCTTCAAATAATTCTCCTGATTCTTCCATCAGCTTTAAGAATTGCTTAACAGGATTCGCTTCATGTAGATTTCTATCTACAAACCATTGTTGAACTTTTTCTTCTAAATCTTTGTAATTCATATTTTTACCTCAATTTCTTCCGTAATGCTTACTTGCTCCATGCAAATAATAAGTTCCATCTTTGCGCTTGTTTATGTAATACGTGTATTCTCCATCTGGACTAGCGTAGGAGATTTGCTTCTCTCCACCCCAAACACCATTATCACGCATCATGTGGCAATTCTCCATGATCCATTCTACGTCAGGCATCCAGTAACTCCTTGTTTTCGTAGATGTTTCCGATGATTTCAAACGGATATGTGTTATCTTCAACCAATTCAGCTAAGAGATCCTTTTCGTTATATTTTTTAGACTCAAACATAAACAAAGCATGTTTCTCATCCCAAAAAACTTTTAAATTTGTCACTCCCTCATCCGTTTCGATTGCTAGTACATCCCCCTCAAAGATTTCCTTACCGTTCTTATCTTTGAGTCCTGTTGATTGCATGAGTTCATATTCTTTCATATCCTCTTTTGCAACATTGCCATTTTTGTAAGTCACTTTAACAACTTGTTCATCTAAGACTAGTGCATTAACTTGCACCATTTCTTTAAATACTTTATCCCACGCTCTAAATTTTGGTATCATCACTCCACCTCCTTAATCTCAATACCTTGACAATCGAATACCCAGCCAAAGCCTGCTTCTTCGAGTTCTTTTCGGGTGTGTTTGGTTCTATAGAAAGTGCTTTCTATTCTACTTGAAATAACCCATTTTTCTTCATTAGTTTTGTAGTTCAAAACTTCGGTTCCTTTTAGAATACCTTTCATCTTTACCAAATACCGCTTTTCTTTCTCGACCTCGTAGCCGTCAAGTATAGCTTTTATTAATCTTTTTCTGTTTTCAAGTTCCCTAAACCCTTCACTCAAGTCTTTTAATTCTATGCCATAGTTATCTCTTAAATAATAACCCCAGCCAGTTCTTGAAACATGATATAAAGCTGTTGTAACATCACTTTCACAATTAAAATCAAACGTTTCAAGGAATTTCGCTTCTTCTTCAGATACCTTCACTTTCTGCGGTTCGTCTAGTTGTTCCAAGTCTTGTAAAAAAATTTGACGGGCTGTTTCTGCTCCTGGAGCATCCCATACACCTTCAAGTCTTTTGTACTTCTTTATCAATTCCTGTTTATTCATTCTTCAACCTTTCTAAAAGTAATCTTTCCTTTTATTTTTTAAATCATTGAATACCATCAAATGATCATTGTCTACACCTTTCATCAACCGACTCATAAAAGGGCGACCATATCGCTTTTGGATTTCCTGTGCAGTTAGATTGGTAGTAATAATCGTGTTGGCCCTTTTATTGAGGATGTTGTAAAGAATGCTAAAGGACCATTCACTGTCCTTTTCCATTCCAAGATCATCTAGGACTAAAAACTTTGCGCTAGCAATCTTATTTACCAAGAACTCTTCTTGGCTGAAATCCGTCTTGATTTTCATCAGCAAGTCAGTAACATTGATGAAGATAGCAATTTCTTTTGTTATTTCTGATAGTTCCTTCATAATCGCAAATGCAAGATGACTCTTACCTGTTCCGGCCTCACCCTGAAAAATAACATTATTTCTAGCACCGTTTGCCCACTCTTTACAGATTTTTTGGGCAAATTCTAACTTTTGAACTTCCTTTTCAGTAGGTGTATCGAAATTTTCAAGAGTAGCATTCTTCAGAACGTCATCATATAGAGAGAATTTTTCGAGATAAAACTTACGCTCTCTCTCATATTCTGCATCAGCAAGCTCATTGACTCTAATCTGATTTTCAGCATGGATCCGTTCATATTCACACAAACGGCAAAGGATATCATTTGTACGAAGAATTTTGATCAGTGGAATTTTGTGCTTATCGCAGATTTCATTCTGCTCTTCTGTATTCCTGTGATAAGATAGAGCCATTTCTTCTAGTGCATTAGTTACCATGACATCTTACCTCCACAAGCTTTCCAGCTTGCCATATCCGACAAGCAAGCTATCACGGTCTCTTTTGATTGTTTTTTCAAAAGAGATTTTTTCTGATCACTGATTGGGTAAAAATTTTCTTCAAATTGTTGAATTAATTCTAGAACCCCCATTCATCCTTCACCTCCTGTTCATCTTTCTTCTCCTTACGCTGTTTCTCAGATTGTCGAACTTGTTCAACTGTTGTTACTTGGTTCTGCTGCCAATTTCGCAAAATACCACCTATGTATTTAACATTTGGTTTTCCTAAATTGACAGCCGTTCTCAACGCTTCTTTAACTAGTTCAGAGTCATTTTCGTTTAACAGATGATTGATTTCTTCAATTTCAAACCCTGATAGCAATCTGCGAAACTCAGACTGGAATAGTTCTAAGATATTTTCACTACTACTAGTAGTAGTAGTTATATTCTTATCTTTATCTAATCTATTCTTATTCTTATCTCCTTCTTCTTCTAGTGCGTTACTTTGCGTTACTGTAACGTTACATGTAACGTTACCGAGAGCGAGATTTTTTTGTTTTTCACGATGTCTTGCAACACGATTGCGTGTTTGCTCCTTGATTTTTTCCATACCGTCAATATTTTGATGCTTTTCCCAATTTGGCAGCGTGATAACACCATCGATAATTTCAACCATTCCGAATTGCTCAAAGATTCCTAAAGCCATTCTTACAGTATTTAGTGGCCTTCTAAAGATAGTTGCAAGCATTTCATCGGTATAATGAACTTTATCTGACATCATTAGTAGTCCATTTCGATTATGTTTGCCAGCTAGTGCCAAGATTTTGAACCAAATAACTAAAATTGCATCATGATCTGGTAAGGCATCAATTAGACAGATTTTTTCATCGTCGAAAATATCAGTAGTAATCTTAATCCATTTGATTTCAGACATGAATAGCTCCTCTTCTAACTTTGTTTTGCTTTCCACTTCCTACGATTTGCCCGATATTCCTTCTTCATTTCTTCGAAAATAAAACGGCTATCCACTTCCATTTTTTTGAGTTTCAATATGCAGTAGTTTTTATCCAGCTCACGGTAATTTTTGACTAGTTTTTGGTAGTCAATAAGGTATTCCTTGATGAGAGTTAAATTTTCAAGGTCGTTTTTATAAATTGTCGCTTCGTGCCTTGATTGTTGTCGTTTTTTATCATCGAGAAGCTCGTTATAAATTTGGATTGTATTTTCAACCCATTTGAGTGCTCCATTAAAATCTGTTTCCATTATTTTTCCTTCTTAGTAATTTTTCTAGTTAATTTTGTGATACCTGCTCCTAACTTGGTCAATTCTGGATCCGTGCTAAAGTAATTATTCTGATTCATTCTTGCAAGTTCCTCATTCGATAAAAGAATAAGATTCGAGATATCATAATTGCTCTTATCTCCATCTAGGAAGCAAACTGAATGACCTTCTGGTATTGGCCCAAAATTATCTTCCCAAACTTTACGATGCTTCAATACCCATTTATTAGGATCTGCTATCTTTTCCTTTGGATATCCATCTGTTGTAAAATTGATAGTTCCAACTGGTAAGTAATTAGGAGGTTTGTTTCCTTTCTTGAACTGACCACTGTTTCTTGGCATATTAGGGTATTTCTTACCCTTATTATGAGGAGTTTGACCTTTTTCAAATCGACCTGTTAGACCACTTAGAAATTTATTATTCCCTCGATATGACTTTATTTGTTGGATTGTTAGTTTTAGGCCAAATTTACTATTCATTTCATCAGTAATCTCTTGCATAGTTTTACCGAATTGATGTTCTGAAAAATATTCATGTTGTTCTTTTGTCAGTAGTTTATTCTGAAAAATATTACCTACTGGTAATCCTAATCGTTTACGAACACCACCAATTTGAGTCTTAGTATAGTTCGTTCCGAATTTCTCATTTAGCAGCCTTGTTACCTCTGGAGTTAATCGACCAGGGCAAATTTCATGCATGTATTCGGTGTATTCATCCTTCCAGCAAAGCGATCGGGGCATTGACCTCACCTACCTTATCTTTGAACTTTTCAGCATCCAGGGCAAGCTGTCCTGCTTGTAAGATTTGACCTGAGATAGCGACCATCTGTTTCGAACGCTGCAGCTCAATTTTAAGTTCATCTTCTGTAAGATCCCTATCGTCCAATGTTTCTAGTTGAGCAAAGAGCGTATTTGTTAAATCTGTTAATTTATTTCGTACCATTTTACGCTCCTTATTTTTGCTTCTTCGATAATCCGACAGGAGGCTGCACGTCATAAGTGAATTGCTTATCTGAATTTCTCAGATTCATACGAGCGACATTGCTCGCGATTAGTTGTCTGTTTTCCTTTTTAGACTCTGCTCGATCATCTAATTCATTTACTAATGCCCAGAGTAAAAAAAGTAATGCTGTTCCGAAATAGATATATTCAATCATTTTGTGTTTTCCTTTTCTTTATAGATTGCAACGATTTTTTCAAGATCTGCGATACGTTGATTTGCTTCCTGGTATTTTATTTGTAGTTCAATCAATTTTTGATTGAGTTCCAGAGCAATTTTCTTCCAATCCAGGTTTACTTCTTCAATAATCCCTGAAAAATATAATTTTATTTTGTTTAATAGACTCATTTCTTCCTTACTTCGTTAAATTCATCCAATTTGCGTTGTACCATTCACGGACGGCATCCCGTGGCCAACGTTTGTCATTGATGTTTGGAAATCCTTTCTGGTAGCGAAAACGGTCATCGAATGTATCTACCGAAACTCCAAGCATTTTTGCCACATCTTTCCGTTTTAGCTCTAGAGGAAAAGATTCCTCTATGTTTGCTGATTGTAAGACAGTAAATTTAATCTGGCTCGCAATAGCTTGAATTAGGTCTTCCATTACTGCCCCTTTCATGATATAATCTAAGTAGTTATTTTAGTAAGTGCCTGATTTCCGTCAGGCGCTTTTTTTATGCGCTATATGTATTTAATTCCATGATTTTCATTTTGGTATTGGTACTTGGTTCCCAAGTCATCCAATAGGCAAGTGCTGCTTCTGCGTATTTCTTTGGCAATAGGTCATAGCGACTGATATTGAAATGATCCTTGAAATCAATTTCAGCTTGTCTGAAGACTGATTGAGCGAATGTCTTGTCTGCATAAGCTGGACTGTCGATTCCACCAAGACAAGCAACCACTCGAGCCTTACGCTTCTTCAAGAGTGATTGAGCGTAGCTAGGATGGATTGGTTGCTCATTCTTGAGATAGTCGATATCTTCAATCATGCTAGCTTGTTGTTCACGAAGCTTCTTCTGACCAGTGAATAGAGCGATGAAGGCATCTTCATCTAGGTCATCACGGATAAAACCGCCTTGTCTGCGAATAGCTGGAAGAACTTCTGATGTTACCCATCGTTTAAATTCTTTTGCTTGTGGTAATCTGCTGGATAGAATGAGTGAGTATAATCCTGATTCGTTGATGATGATAGTTTCTTGTGTTCTTCCAAGATTATCTGTGAGGCCCTGTTTTAGGGCGTCATCTTCATCAACGTGAAGAGCGATTGCATTTCTTGCTTTGCTATATCCTAAGATGTCTGCGACATCCTTACCAACGAACCAAGGTTCGTCATTGATTGTCATAGTACGGACCTCTTGCCCGTGAAAATTAAAAATTTCGTTCATTTCTTACTCTCCTAAATCAACCCAGCTTTCGTCAATGCCCAGGACATCACACACTCGGTTTTTCAATCTGTCGCTACCTTTACCATATTTCAGTAATTCTGAAATGGTCGGTTTCTTTACTCCACAAGCGCGAGCAAGATGTGTTTGTGTCATTCCTTCTGAATTCAATTTGTCTTTTACAATCTGAATCCATTTTTGATGTTGTTGGCTCATCTCCAACCTCCTTTTTTTAAATATTATCTAAAAAAGTTAGCGAATTTCTTGACATTGATAAATAAATTTATTAAAATCAAAGCATAGAGAAAAGACCTACTAAAAAGTAAGTTTTACCTATTTAAAACGGACGCCAATCAGTTTTTAGGTTTTTATTTTTTTAGTTGTCTGTTTCGCTAACTCTTTAGCTTACAAAATATATTGTAGTAAATTTATTAAACTTTGTCAATAGTTTTGTAGTAAATTTATTAAATATTTTTTGTCATGCCTTAGAAAGGTTGATGTATCAATGTTTTTCACGTTTGAAAAAATAAAAGAATTGGCTGACAAACAAGGTATTTCATTAAATAAACTTGAAGAAAAACTAGGTTTTAGCAGAAATACAATTTACAACATGAAGAAATCAACACCAAATGTTGAAAGAGTTTCAATGATTGCTGACTACTTCAATGTTTCAACTGATTATCTTCTAGGTCGCACGGACAATCCGAATATTTCAAGCGACCTTGTCACTACTGCTGACGGTCGCACTGTTGACTTGTCAAATCTTCGTGAACGTGTGGTTCTCTTCGATGGGAAACCACTATCAGATGAGGATGTAGACAAGATCGCGCAGATCATTAAACTTTCTCTGGGGGTATCAGATATTGAAAGTGAATGAGTTGCTGGATGAATACCAGGTCACACTTTATCTATTTCCAGAGACCATGTGGGAGCGTAGAGGCTTTTATTTCCCTGATGAGCGCATCATTTATGTTAATGGGGATTTATCCCTAGAAGAGCGAGAAGAGGTCATTCTGCACGAATTAGGGCACATAAACCACGACCCAGCCAATTACAAAAGGCTGCTATACAAATATGAGAATGAAGCAGACCGCTTCATGATTCGACATCTCATCTCTGAAGAACTCGCACAGTATGAAGTATCCGACTTCAACTGGCTCCAATTTGCAGAAAGACATAAAATTTCAACAACCTGGGGCGAGGATATGATTCAGGAAGAGTTTTATAAATTAACTGGTAGTTAAATATTTTAAAAAAGGAGTAAAATCTTATGGGATTTTTAAACAACGTTAAACAAGAATCATCATTTTCTACAGCTTCAGGAACGAATGGACTGCACTACGTCGTCCTTCAAGTAACCTTGAAAGAAAAATTCTTTGGTACTGGATCAGGGAATTTGACAGAACTGGAAGATGTAATTAATAAACAAGTAGCTAAAGGATATCGACTACATACAATCAGCACTACTAATGGTGGAAGTAAAGGCCTTGGTGGTGGAGATCGAATCCAAGCTACAATGGTTTTTGAAAAGGTTGTATAGTGTTTGGTGGAAAATCAAAAGCATTAGAAACTAGAAAAGGATTTAAAATGAGTAATTCAGACGAACTTATTAATGGGCTATCTTTCGAAGAAAAATTAACTAATCTGAAGATTATCCATCCAGAAAGCGGGAATCTTATGTCTACTGTTACAACTCTAGATGAGTTCCCTGGTTCTTTTTCTTTGGTAGTAGATGTAGACTTATTCAATATTAAGGCAGATCATAAATACCAGATTAGAGTTTACATCAAATATGAGGGTTCTTTAACAAAAGAAATTCTTATACATGCTTCGAATGTAATAATTCCATCTGTGAATTTCACTTATTTCAAAAATGGTTTAGGAATAGCAAATGGTCAGTTTGTTTTTTCAATGACTCCGGAATATCCAGGGAATTATCAGTTGATTTTTGAATTTCATGACTATGATAATGTACCAAAAAAATTAGATTCACAAACTCGGTATCTGTATATTATTAAGAGGTAATGGAAATGGAAAATACTAGTGAATTTCAGTCAAGAAAGGATAAAATCATTCCTATCAACAGCGATTCTACTTTAAAAAATGATATAATTAAAGAAAAGATGTTGGAGGAAAAAGGAATGGCAAATGATACATATTCAAAAAGAGAGATTGATGATAAATTCAACAAACTTGAATCCAAAATTGAAAACTTGTATACAAAAAACGAGATAGATTTAAAATTCGAGAATTTGGAACAAAAAATAAGCTCTGGTTTTGAAAATATGACTCTGCGTATGGAAAATCTGCTTTTAGAATTTAAGGCAGATACTAAAAAAGAGCAGGAAGCTAATAAAAAATGGTTAATTGGGATAGCAATATCAATCATTGCTCTACTTGTCACTGCAATTTTAAAATTTTTCTAAAAAAAATCCTCACACCGCCTGCAAGCTAAAGTGTGAGGATGTACTGTTTATAGAAAGAATGGCATTAAAAAGCCCTCTTTTCTATACCCATTTTAACAAAATAAAGCGGGGAAATCAAATGGCATCATATAGAAAAAGAGAAAATGGGAAATGGGAATATCGCATTTCCTATAAAACTCATGACGGAAAATATAAAAAAGCTGAAAAAGGAGGCTTTCCAACAAAAAAGGCTGCACAAATTGCAGCTGCTGAACGAGAAAAAGAGCTACTTCTTCCTTCCTATGTTTCAGACGACATTACTCTTTACGAATACTTTAAACAATGGGCGACTATTCATAAAAAGCCAAATATTTCTCCTACCACTTGGCAAGTTTATCAAGCAACTAGTCGTAATATTGAGAAATTATTCCCAGGTGCTAAGCTAAAAAATATCACAAGTTCAATCTATCAGCAAGCTTTAAATACATTTGCTGAAACGCATTCTCAAGCAACAGTTGAAAAATTGAATATCCATATCAAACAATGTGTAGCAATGGCTGTCCACGAAGGGATCATTCAAAAGAATTTTACGACATTTGCCAAAGCAGTATCACAACACAAAGGGATAGAAAAAGAAACTAAATTCCTAGAAGTCGATGAGTACGAGAATGTGATAGCTGTTTCAAAAAACAAGATGGATGTGCAATCCTATGCAGTAGTATATCTTATCGCAGTATCTGGTATGCGTTTCGCTGAGTGTCTAGGGCTCACATGGGATAACGTGGATTACGATAACAAGGTTATCTCAGTAGATAAGACCTGGAATTATAAAACGAATCTTGATTTCAGCACTACAAAAACAAAAAGCAGTATCAGAAAGATACCGCTTGACGATGAAACACTTAAATTACTACAAATCTACCATAAAGAACATTGGATTCACAATAAAGAAAATCGTATCTTCTCCAACATATCAAATAATGCAGTCAATAAGACATTGAGAAGAATTGTTGGTAGAAATGTCCATGCTCATTCACTTAGACATACTTACGCTTCTTTTTTGATTGCTAAACGTATTGAATTACTCTCTATTTCAAAAATCCTTGGCCATGAGAATATGAACGTTACCATTGAAGTCTATGCTCACCAATTGAAAGAATTGGAAGAGACAAGTAATTCAGAAGTAAGAGAGATATTTACAGAATTAGGGGCGAATTTGGGGCGAAATACCTCAAACCACTAGTAAAATCAATAGATTATATGCCCCCTGCAGGAATCGAACCTGCAACTACTCCTTAGGAGGGAGTTGTTATATCCATTGAACTAAGGGAGCTAGAGA